TTCCATTGCAGGTCTGAGATAGGGTTGTGCAGGTTGCTTGACAGTGCCATACTCTTGGAAGATTGCATGGTCTGAATTGCTCCCTACGTATGTTTCATCATCTTTCAAGCCTTGCGTGTCCAGAGCCTCAGCCTTCTCGCCTGCCATGTTGTTAAGCATTTCGGTTCTTGATGTGTTGGAAGCTGATAAAGAGTTTCTGAGTTGACCATAATCAACAGGTGCTAATAGTTTGGCTTGTGAAGCAATAGCCGCACCAATCATGAGATTGGATATTTCCTTCCCATTGGCTACAGCGGTTTTCACATTGCCGTACTTAGTTCTCTTGGCATTGACTTTTATCACACCAGCCCTCCGCTATCACCAAGCACGTCAGCGGTTGGAGCTTCGCCTATTACACTAGCCGGAGCTTTGATTTTCACTAGCCCGATGGTGGTAACCTCGCCCATGCCTAGGATGTCGTCTGGATAGGCTACTGAGTACCAAAGTCCTGCATACTTGATAAGGTCGGTGTTGTCTATTGCTTCATCGGTTATCACTACCAGTGCAAGTTGGTCAATGATAGCCTGTGCGAAAACCTGTTGAGCAGAAGAGGCTTGGATGATAAACACTTCTCGACTCTCACGGATTGCATAACCTTCTGTTTCCACCCCTGTGTTTGGATCGTATGCGGTTGTGTGCTGAAATATCTCAATTGTCTGTCTCGGGAAGTCTGAGAAGCATTCAAGCATTAGCCTACCCTCTGAACCGGAGTTCCTAGGTCTCTGAGAATATCAATAGGATATCCCCACTTTTTATCAACATGTTGCACGTAGGATATTGAAACAGGCCCGATTGTCTTACTTGCGATTTCTCCGTAGCAAGTGTTCTTGAAACTAACGCTCATGCCACTGAGTTTGAATCCCAACATTTTAGCAATAGGAATGAGCATGCCATAAGTAACGGAAGGTATAACATAGATTCCTTCTCCTGTTGTCTCTTGCGATAAGGTAACTATACCATCCAACTCATCATAGTCAATGATATACGTTTCATTGGGAATGTTTGGATGGGTAAGTATCCTACCGATTTCGATAGGATTTATAAGTCTCTGCACACCTGTTGCGTATTGAAAGTAACGCTCGTTATAGGTTGACTTGAGATTCCAAATGTTTGTGATGGTCGTTGAGCCAGATTCAAACTCACAGTCTACCTTTTCATTGAACTGGTTGTTGAGTATCCGCCTTACATCATTTTCCACCATCGGTATGAGCATAGTTAATTGTGCGTCATAGTCAGTGGTGGTAATGTTAAGCAATGTCTTGACCGTTGCTAATGTTATCATTATTCCTCCAAGTACCAGCGATACTTAACCAATACATCCTGTGATACGCTTGACAACCCCTTGATGAGATACTTTGCATTTGGCCTGAGGATAAGTTCCCAATCATCACCTACGCCAGATGATAACCTTGTAGTCCCGATACCAGTCGAGCCTGGAAGATAATACTTTTCAATCACCGTTCCTTGTGATGTAACAGTTGGGGCAGTGTAGACCAAAAGGCCATCGCCCTTGCTAACCAAATCCTCTACTTGATAAAGGATAACAACAGGCTTGGTCGCATCAGTCTTGGCAGTCTCTTTCAAGGTAATCTTGTAGGTTGTGTCAAGTGCAAAGAGGTAATCAAGAGTGAAGCTCAGATATTCAACAATCTGCCCCCTTAGTCCGTTTGCAACAGTTGCTACAATGATGGCAGAATCATCATGGGACTGATTATCAAACTCTACATAAAACCATGCAACGCCATCAGCGGTAAGGGCTACAGTAGCTTCTGAATCATCTCCAGTTACGGTTTCCTCATCGGCAAATTCACCTTCGACGCTTGACAGATACATGAAACCACTTTCAATCTTTTCAAGGATTCCTGTAGCATCGGATGTTTCCCCAATAACAACCTCTCCAACGGTGAAAGTTCCAGTTGGGGAACCGATTGCAAGGGTGGCAAAGTTGAACACAAATTCTGAAACATTCTGAATATATTCAGCGTCATATTCCTCTTCAATCTCGTAACAGACGATAAGGTTCTTCTCGGTGTCAGCTTCTCCAGTTGACAAGATGGTGATGCCCCAATCGTTTGAAAGGTCTTGGTCAATCGTATAGTCGGAGGTAAGAGCAAGAGGAATGGTGTTGTCGTTGTAAACAGCCTTGATAACTGGTACTGCTTCGTCATAGCTCTGGTTTGCGAACACTTTGAGAGTATCAGCGGTGTAATCGGTAATAGTTTCCTGTTTGTACACAGTTCGTACTTGCTTGCTCTTGTAGGCAATCTGCAAGCCCTGTGATTCATCAACTTGTGCAACAGGATTAACCTTGATTCCATAAGAACCAAGAGTGTTGTCAATGGCTACTGCGATATCTGGATGCAAGATATTCCCATTATTCATGACACGCCGGATCGTGGGGGTTCCCACATGCGGTTGGTGCTTAAGAGCTGTTGCAGTGTCAAAAGCCATAGTTGCAAAATCGTCACGATAATCAGAGATTGCCGTCTTCCTATTTCTTGCAATCGGGGTCACAGGAGTTCCACCAGTGTATATTGCATCCTCAGACACTTCTATGTTAACATCAGCATCCTCGGTCACAATGCCCAAGCTTTTGAGGTGTACTGGGTTATCACCAGTCACAAAGCCACGGTATGCAGGGATATTCTCGGTAAGCCCTACGCTTGCGTTATAGGCAAACGCCTTGCCTTCCCAAGTCTTGCGTTGCTCAATCGGTACTGCTCCGATATAGCCTTCAGACTGTACAGCGTTCAAAATTTCATTGTTGGTCATGGTTTGCTCCATTATAAGTGAGAAAGCCCCACCCCGAAGGATGAGGCTTGTTTAGTTAACCCAAGAGAATTGCGGTATGCTCTGGCTTGATAAGCTCACAGCCCCAGGCAAGACCGACTTCGTAGTGCAAAGCACGATACTGCTTGTACAAAGCAACCTGAAATGGAAGTCCAGACACAGGGTCAGTGACTACCATCACGTCAATTGCGCTGTCCCCAACGGACGGCATAGCAGGTTGACGGGCCAAGAGCTTGATTGCTCCGCTGTCAAACGCCATGTTCGGGGTGTATGCTGCGGCGATAGTCACAGTAGCACCAGAGGAAACAGCAACCTTCAGTCCAGGTTTTGCAATGGTAATCACAGATGTGGTTGCACTTGCTACGACATACTTGTGTGCGGTGTCAGTACCAAAGTAGATAACATCACCAGCCACATAGTCGCCAGCACCAGAGGTTACAGCGATTGCGGTCTCGCCAATAGGCTCATCAGCACCAGTGGTATCTCCAGTGGTGTAAGCACCCTTGGTATGAGAGACAATGCCAGCACTCTCACGAATCTGGAAGCCGTTGAGGTCAAGGAGAACGCCACGCCGAAGAGTAGCATCAGTTCCAGCCTCATTAGCCTTGGTCAGATTGGACAAAGCACGAAGGTTTGCACCAGCGGCGGTATCAATAACCATCCTCATGCTAGAAAGCGGAGCACCGTTGTCCAACAGGAGCTTACGCATCTGAGCGGAGTCAGCAATAGTGGATGCAAACGGAGTCACAGTTGCAGAACCGTAGGCACGAGAGGCTTTCTTATACAACTGTGCAAGGTCAGCTTCAACCTCGTTGGCAAGGGTACGCATAGCCTGTGCAAACTGGTCTGCGAGAATGGGAGAATACTGTCCACCCATCGCCTTTTCCTCTTCCCCAGTCCATTGGACAGGAACCATCTTGGATTTGGTAATCTTCATGTCCACATAGGGTACAGTCTGATTCCCACTCTCGGGGGAAGCGGAAGCCGGAGCAATATCAACAGAGCTTGCACTCTGAGTAATAAAGGTACGGATAATCTGGTCCTTAGCGGCCATTGCTTCGGAAGCGTCACGAGAGACAGAGGGAATGAACCCTACAAGCTCACGTGATACGACATCAAGCGCCTTATAAATGGTCGGGGTCAAGTTCGTCAAAACATTAGGAGTCAATGCCATTTTTTACCTCAGTCGGTTAATTTCCCACCAGCAATTATGTAATCAACTTTTGCTTGTGGGTCAAGTTTCTGGAAGGATTCCCTTGTCATTATCTTGTCGGTGGAGTTTTGTCCACCCTTTGGGGGTTCGCCTTTCAGTCTTTTCGCTATCTCGGCTTCCGAAAGCTCATGAGCCTTTGTGTCGAGAAACTTCTTAAGTGTCTTTGCGTCGGCTTTGATTTCATCTTCGTCTTTACCGCTGATGCGATTTGCAAAATCGGGGGGCAAGCCCACATCAGCCAAAGCTTCAATGACGGTCAGCTTCCGTTCACGCTCTGCGAGTGCGTTAGCTCTATCTTCCAGTTCCTTCTTCTCGGCTTCATGCTTCTGCTCATCGGTCATTTGCGACTTCTTGATTTTGCTAAGCTCTGAATTGGCTTCTGCGAGTTTCGCTTCGTACTCTTTCTTGATTTTACTTGCAGTCTTGTCTACAGCCGATTGGATCCTTTTCTCAAGGTCTGCTGTTTCCGTAACCCCACCCTCTGGATTGGTCACTTCTTTTTCGGTAGTGTCACTCTGAATAGAATCCACTACTTTTACTTCGTCTGCCATTCTAACACCTCTCTGTTAATCTGTCAATAAAAACACTTTACGTGCATTTGTATTATATACCTATTCTAAGAATAAGTAAACATTACGCTAATCCCTTCTTTTTCCAAGTATCATAATCCCGATAGCTTGCAATATCGCTCTTCCCAGTAACAGGATTTACCCCACGTCTGAGAGTTGGCTCTAGCCCTTGAACTACGTCTATTGTACTGCAACGACACGAAATATCTTCCGCTGGGTCGCCAAAGTCACCAGGATACCTTGCACTTAGACCATGAATGTGGAACAGACCGTTATCATCTTCATACTGCCCATCTAACGCTTGGTGTGAGTCTCTCGTCCGTCCGTCCAACGTTGCCACCCATTGCCTGCGGATTCTTACCCCCTCATTCTTCAAGTCCTCTGAGTTAAGATATGTTCCGGCATTGGCTAGTCTGTTCCCTTCCGTCCTCACTACTCTAAGAGCGTTGTAGGCGTTGCCGTTGAATGTTTCCTTTAACGCTTGTGCTTGCTTAACGTAGGATTGTCCATTAATAAGCCCTTGTTTGACTACTCTCAGCGTCTTGGTCAATTCGTTGTTGAGGTTATTGACTAGGATTCCTGTAAGTGTATCACCGCTAGGAGGTATCATACCTTCTGCAAGTCGTCTGAGCCTTGTGTCTCGGATAGCAGTGAGTCTAGTAGCATCACCAGTAACAGCAACCTCCCTCACAATCGGATTGGGTGCAGAGTATTTGATATTGCTCCCTATAGAGTCAGAGAAGAAAGCTGTTGTGTATCTGTCCATTAGATAGGATTCATCGAAGGTAGTGTACATGCCTTGGGTAACAGTCTTTCTGGTCTGCTTGCCAATCTGGATATACACACCCTTGATTTCTTGCTCCATGGTCTTGAGTCTGTTATAGAGATTCAAGGTTTTGTAATAGTCCGCCCCATCCACCCCTACAAGATATTTCTGATAATTATCCCCTACAAGGGAGGTGATAGAGTCACGCCCGAATCGATAGGTCTTCTTGATTTCGGATTCTATTGATAGGAGGATAGAGTCTAT